CGCAGGGTAATCTTGCCGGTCATGGTATTCTTGCTGGGAATCATAGAATTGGCAGATATCACGCCAAGGAATATGGTTTGATGATGTGTATAATGAGCGTGCAGCCTAAGCCAGCTTATCAGCAAGGTATAGATAGGCAGTGGCTTCGTACGAGTCGTTACGATTATTATCATCCGGAATTCGCTAATCTTTCAGAGCAAGCAGTGCTAAAGGAAGAAATATATCTTGACCCGGCTCAAGCTAATAATCTTGGTGTTTTTGGGTTTCAGGGAAGGTACGATGAAATGCGAACGAAGAAGGATCTCGTTGCGGGCGCTTTTAGGAGTTCTCTTAATTACTGGCATCTTGGCCGGATATTTTCTGCTCTCCCTGCTTTATCTTCGTCTTTTGGACACGTCGACCCTTCCACTGTTACAAGGGTGTTTGCCGTTCCGTCAGCCGATCATCTTTACGTGCACTGGGGTAATATTATAAAGGCAATTAGGCCTCTTCCGTTGCAGTCAAATCCGGGTCTTATGGATCATGATTATGGAGGTTATTGAAATGGATACTTTTTATACTCATTATATACGTCCTACGTTAGAGGAATGTCCTTATGAGATTCATGAGGATGAGGGCAAAGTAGAGACTGCCGGATATATAAGTACAGAGAAGATGGTTAAGCGTTTGATTGATGCTGGCGCAAGGCTTGCTGTTGCGAATCAGGGATATGAATTTGAAGATGTTAAAAGTATTCCCGAGGATTATACGCCTCTGTGTGCTCTTAACGATCTCGATGCTATGCGTCTTGAAAAGATTGTTTCTCAGCGTCTTGAAGCCCAGGCTGAGGCGATTAAGGCGGCTGAGGCCGCTGTCGTTCCAGCCGTTGTTGCTGAGTTGCCGGCGGCCACTTGATGGCCATTCTCGATTTGGTGGGGCAAGGCCTTGGCGCCGTTGGTAATTTCGCCTCAACAATGATTACCAATGCTCAAAATATGGCCCTACAGCGCACGCAATGGCAACGGGAGGATAATTCCATGCAGAGGCGCATGGCGGATCTGTCTGCGGCAGGTATGAATCCTGTGCTTGCCGCCGGTGGATCAGGTTCTCCTACTTCAATTACCGCGCATATGCAGGCTCCGGAATTGCCTATGGATATGGTTTCAAATGCGGTGTCCGCGGATCTGAGTAGGCAACAGATGGCAAGGACAAAGGCGGACACTCAAAAGGCGGAGATGGAGCGGGATTTTTACAGAGATGTATATGGTGATGATCTGGTTAAAGAGGCGGCTAAACAATCGGTTATTCAGGGCGCGAATCAGCAAATTTGGGCGGCTGACAATGCTCGAAAGACCGGTGAGGCTTTGGATCTTGGTAATCAGGTGAAGTCTCATGATTTTGAGATCTTGAAGAGGACTGGAGTTCTTTCGAACGTTGGTGGTGATTTGGCACAGTTGATAAATGCTGGAGGACTGATTGGTCAGGCATTGAATGCCTTAAAGGCGAAGGGGGAATGATGGGTAGGTCTTTTAGACGTGGTCGTAAGCATCGCGGAAAGGTTAAGCGCGCGTATTATGTTCAGCGTGGAGGGATTCGGATTTGAAATGCGTTAGTCCGCTCAATGCTGGCGGACGGCGCGTTCCATGTGGTAGGTGCATCTCATGTCGCGTTAATCGCGGCCAGGAGTGGTCTAGGCGGCTGGAGCATGAATTGGATTTTCATGATTCAGCCGTTTTTTTGACGCTTACATACGATGAGGCACATCTGCCTATATCGGATTCGCTTGATGCCAGGCATCTTCAGTTGTTTTTAAAGCGTCTAAGGTTTGATTTTGGCGAAAGGAAATTTCGCTATTATTCAGTTGGGGAATATGGGGAGAGGTTTAATCGTCCCCATTATCACGGTATATTTTTTGGCGTTTCGCCGTTGGATCGTGAGATTGTTGAAGGGGCCTGGGGAATGGGTAGGATACACATTGGTACTGTTACCCAGGAATCTATCAATTACGTTACTAAGTACATTAATAAAGTGCTTAGTGGGCCTATGGCCTTGGAGGTTTACGGAGGTCGTTTGCCTCCGTTTTCCCGTATGAGCAAAGGGCTTGGTTTGCCCTGGTTAAAAGCGAATTGGGATTTTGTTTTGCAGAACGGAGGTCTGCGTTCATCTGGGAAGCTTGTGCGTTTGCCCAGGTATTACCTTAAGAAGATCGGTGACGATTTTCCTGACGAGTTAAAGAATGCGCTTACGCTTCTGAGGTCGGCCATGTTGGACGATGCGTCTATAGGCGACTGTGACCGCGTGAATTTATGGAAGCGGGATGAGGAGCAAAGGACGCAAGTCAAGGCCGATCTTATGGCGTTGGCGCGTAATTCTGCGTCAGGTAAGTTGTGAAGTTATCTTCACTTTATAGGCAAGGGGGCTACTGCCCCCGCGCCAGCAATATTAGTTTCCTTGATGTTAATATTGCCCATTGACAGGTTATGAAAATGGTCTACCCTATAAGGGGTAAGGGGGTGTTATGGATCTCTCACAGGTTGATTGGACTGCTGTCAGTTCTCAGTTCACTGCTGTTTGTATCGCTGGGTTTGGCCTTGTTAAGGCCGTTTCTAAGTTTATTGCTCTTTTTCGGAGGAAATAAGTGGATCATCGTTTGTATTCGATTAAGGATCGAACCGCTGAGCAGTTTGGCCCTGTTTTTCAGGCGGTTAATGATGGTGTAGCTACGAGATCCTTTGTTCAGCTTTTGTCAAAGGTTGTTCCCTGGGACAGGGACGCCTTTAAGCTGTTTTTTGTTGGTGTTTTTTCTGATAGGGATGGTCATGTAGAGGCTTTGGATTCTCCAGAAGAGATTGATGTCAATATGCCTAAACTTCCTGATGTGGGAGATGATGATGAGTAGGGGTAACGAATATACAAGAGTGGAGTCTCTTAGGCCGGGTAGGTCTGTTTTTGACCTATCCTATGCAAAAAAGTTGTCCGGAAGGATGGGTTATCTATATCCCGTTATGTGTGACGAGATGGTGCCGGGTGACATGTTTGATGTTTCGGCCGAAGCTGTTATTCGTTTCGCTCCGATGGTCGCTCCTGTTCTTCATGAAATCAATCTAAAGGCGGATTGGTTTTTCGTTCCATATCGTATTCTTTACGCTCGGGCGGCGGCGGCTGATGACGGAAATACTGTTTGGGAAAGGTATATTACTGGCGGTCGGACGGGAGCCGATTCGGTTCCTCGGACTGATCTGGGAGTTTTGGATTTGACTGCTGGTTGCCCGGAGGGTGGACTTTGGGATCATCTTGGAATTCCTCCTGGTGTTAATCTCGCTGTCGCGGCTGGTATGGATTCGCCTCTAAAATTTCCCGGTATGGCGTACGCTCAGATATGGAATAATTATTATAGAGACCCCAATCTTGAAGGTGAGTTAGATCCTCCTGCTTATGCTATAGCTAGTGCAGGGCTTAAGGCTTCGAATTGGGATGCTGATTATTTCACTCGTTCTTTGCCTTGGCAACAGAGGGGTACCTCTCCGGCGTTGCCAATTTCGGGAACTACAAGTGCTGTTTTTAATGCTGGGATAGCAAATAATGGTACGGGAAATGCTCCGCTTTCTACTTCTCAGGCTGTGAGTAATCAGATTTGGACAGGTTATGCCCAGGCTTCTGCGAATCTTAAATCTGCATTGGATCGAAATACGGTGGATCTTTCTTCCGCTACAACTTTCAATGTTTCAGATTTGAGGCTTGCTGTTCAGGTTCAGCGTTGGCTCGAGCGAAGTGCTCGGTCTGGTTATAGGTATACCGAATATTTGAAGGCTCATTTCGGTGTTGCTCCTCGTGATGAGAGGCTTGATAGGCCCGAATATATTGGTGGTCTTCGCCAGCAGATTGTTGTATCCGAGGTTTTGCAGACATCGAAAACGGAGGTAGGAGCTCCGCAGGGTAATCTTGCCGGTCATGGTATTCTTGCTGGGAATCATAGAATTGGCAG